TTATTGACTCTGGCGCTTGCCACCACCGCGCACCGTGCGCGCGCTGATAACCGAGTCCGCCAGCACCTGATACCCGCTGTTCGTCTGTCCATCGCCGCCGGTCCATTGACTGATATTCAGGGTTCCCGAGACACTGATAAGGTCGCCTTTGCTGTGCTTCGCCAGGAAATCCGCTTGTTTGCCAAAAGCCGTTACTGCCAGCCAGAATGTCGCTTGTCCATCTTCGGCACCGTGGCACGGCAGTGATACGGCCATTCTGCCCAATGCCATCGAGTGCCCGTTGCTGGTGGTTTGAGGCGCTTGATGTGCTGAAGTGGTATCTGAAATATCCGCGCTATCAGGATATGAATGCAGATAGTGATGGCGTGTATTTGAATCTGATCGGCATGCATGAGGTGGCTTAGTGCTGGTTGTTGTATCATTTCATAAAATGCAATGAAGTGAGTTGTGTTGCAGTTTATGCAATAATTGGTGCGTTGATTTCATTGCGTGAAAGGTGGAGAAAATGAGACTGGAAGCGGCGTTAAAACACTTCAGCCCGCAGGGTTTGGCAATTTCCGATTCACCCACGTGTACATCGGCAGATCGCATCACTGGCACTGACGTCATCTGTGGCCTACAAGGCGATTACAGCGCTGCTTCCCGAACTGACGCAATCATCATGGTCACGCAACTGGAAGCCGTTCTATGAGGCGCTGGTGGCGAAATGCGACATTGAGGAAGGCGTGGCCGCATCCGTATTCAACAAAATAACAAAGTGAAGCACGTTCGGCACGGATGCCGACATTCTTTAAGCGGAGTGTTGCATTTTGCATAAAGTTGGCGTAAGCTCATCCAATGGTGGGAAGTCGCGTGTGTGACACATTAGATAAATTTCAGGCCCTGCCAGCAATGGCGGGGTTCTGTTTTTTGGAAGAATGTGTTGAGGTCGCGCAGTTCGTAAAGTATGGGGTAATATTGCTGTCATTCTTTTTGAACTGAGACGGATTATAAATGGCTCTAAAGTTCCAGCCTAAAACTCGGCACGTTGTTATGTGCGACTTCTCTGGTTTCGTTGCGCCGGAGATGATAAAAATCAGGCCCGTGGTTGTCATTGCCCGTAATCGATACAACAACAAGTTGGTCACGGTCGTGCCGCTCAGTACAACCCAACCGGTACCAGCTCGCGATTGTCATCACCAAATATCGGTCAATCCATTACCCGATAAAACGCGAATTTTGTGTTGGGCAAAATGCGATATGATCACAACGGTTTCTATAGACCGCCTAGACAGATACAAAGTGAGAACGGCAGCAGGGCGTGATTACGTCATTCCTGTGGTTTCAGAGGAGGACTTTGATTTTATTAAAAAAGCTGTGCTGTGTGGTATGGGAATGAAGCGCCTCACCCTGTAAAATTAAGCCAGATACCCGTTGACTTAATAACTGCGGTAATAAATACTAATTACGTACCCTTAGGGGGCTTGCGAGACTTCCTGGTGACGGGAAGCCAGGCGCGGGGAAAAGGCGATGACAAGCCACCGCTCCTGTGAAAGGGCATCAGAAATGGTGCCCTTTGTCATTTTATGAACCCGCACCCTGCGGGTTTTGTCGTTCTGGAGCTCAGAAATGTCAAAGCACGTAACGGAGAGTCTCGTTTTCCGACCTGCCAGCGAATTACCGACCGCCGATCTCGATGGCTGCGCGGTGCTGGTGCTCAATCCCTGTGATGGGTGGCACGAAGGACACATTCGAGTATTCGAAGAAGACGGCGAGGCCTACCTCATTGGATTCCATACCTGGTTGATGGACGAAATGACACCGCATGATTTCTACATCGCATGGGCACTACTGCCTGACGGTATCGAGCTAAGCGAGGAATTCGAATCATATAAGCTCAGCTAATGTGTAAGTAAATATCAATGGGTATTGTGTGGTTATGCTGGCTGCATTAGTATTCGTGCCTCGGCCCTTTAGCTCAGTTGGTTAGAGCAGTCGGCTCATAACTGATTGGTCGCTGGTTCAAGCCCAGCAAGGGCCACCAAACCGCCATTAGCTCAGCAGGAAGAGCAACGACCATCAAGTTGTAGGTACGGGGTTCGAGACCTCGATGGCGGACCAACGCGGTCATCGTATAATGGCTATTACCTCAGCCTTCCAAGCTGATAATGCGGGTTCGATTCCCGCTGACCGCTCCAATCATATAAAATGCGTTTAAGTTGTTCGATATATAATTTCACTTGTGATTTTCTTTTACGCAGGGAGTTTAATGCTTAATAATCTCATTATTACCATTTTACTTATTATTGTGGTTGTTTTTTATGCGGGGGTTTTGAGTAAAGGTATGGTGACTATTTGTGACGGTGAATTGAGATACTCACACATTTGTATACACACAAATGACTGACTCAGCAGAAGGGCGCATTCATCTTGATATGCACTATCGAATCCTTAACCTGGGGTTTTGAATGTGCCCTTCGCTGCGAATTCATTTCTTTGTAAACAGACTATTAATATATTTCATGAGATATTTGGTGATGTGTTGATGTTTCGTTTATATACAGTGGTATAAAATACAGTTACCCAGAAAGAAGTGCATTGTCTGTTTAGGCGTCTATTGCCCCCACTTTGATAGGCGCTCATTTTTTTGTATGCATGAGTGAAGCGTGCTTTGGTAGGAGGGCCCTTGCTCTGTGCTAGTTGAGTTCAGAGCAGAGAATTTACCGGGCACGCTTCACTCATGCATATTTTTATTCGACAAATCCTGGTTAATCGCTGGTTTTTTTGTTTTACAGTCAGAAAAAAATCAGGACGGTTGGCAGGGAAATTGCTGTTATAGCTGCTAACGTTGCGAGCATTACTATAGCGTTCTCACAGTACATAGTCTTTGCCAATTTTCAAGTATGGCGAGATTATCTACCTACTCTGATACTTAAACGTTGGATAACCCCTCACCTTTCGAAGTAGCTCATTGCTAATCACTCAGAACCACCAGCACTAAAGCCAGAATGCGCCGAAGAACAGAAAAGAAAGGAGAGCGGCCAGCATGGCGGCGGTTAGCAGTATTACGCACCATTCACGCATAGTTCTTCCACATAAAAAAAAGCCCTGAAACAGGAAGGAATTCAGGGCAAACGGATAAAGTTTTCATGAACACTGGTGTTGGCGCGATACCAACGATTTTATTTTAGTTCAATGAGTTGCTTTATCCAATAAAAATTATCTCAAGATGTAAATCTTAATCAGTGTGGCTCACCTGTTCATCATCGACGGGATGATGTTTTTTCAACAAGTATCCGTATTCAATAGAATAACTTAATTGGCTAATAATTTCCCTGTTAGGGATTTGTGTTTTTTTTATCTTTTCAGATAAGCGAGGTATCATAATGTTCCATTTATCCAGAAAAGGAAGGATTGACATTGTGATCACGTACAGAGATATCAAGGCTAAGCGGGACGAAGTAAAGGCCTCTAAAAATGCCTATGTGCAAAAAATTCGCTCAATGGCAAAAAAGCTAATGGACGCGTACCTCCATTCACTACAGCTGCCAAGTGAACAATGGTGCGACATTAATGGAGATAAACATCCATATGCTTATATTATGGATGGAGGCTTTATGAAACGGCCAGAAGGTTTATGTGTTGATCTCCATAAAGGCGCCTCTTTCGAATTGTTCACGGTCATCGATGATGATTTGCGTGATCCGCAGACAGAAAAAGTTCATGTGTCGATCAATGTCATTGATGATGAAGTGTTTGAAATTGCAGTGACAGGTTATAAGGTTGAAATATTTACTCCGGTAAATTCTGACGAGAAAATAAAAGAGATTTGCGAGTTCATCAAGGATAGTATTCTAATGTCGATAAATGATGTTTTCTTTGGTGCTCAAAAAAACGACAATACGGTAAAGCTCTGGGATTGACATAATTTCCCCAACAGTTTTAACACTAATATCTGGCTACGCTAACGCGTGGCCTTTTTTGTATTTATCACCGGTGTATCCGGTCAATCCCACAAAGGCAGGGTGGCAGCATGCCGGATAAAGAAATCAACCACATTTTCTCCAGCCTATGGGTGGTGTTCATCCTCATTGCTGGCTGGGGCGGTGTTGTGAGGTATCTCATGGATATCAAGCGGAATAAGGCAGCGTGGAGCTGGGTGAATGCCTTGGCTCAGATTGTTGTATCCAGTTTCACAGGGTTAATCGGTGGCATTGTCAGCATGGAGACGGGGCTATCGGTCAATATGGCGTTCGTTGGCGCAGGACTCTGTGGTGCCATGGGTAGTGTTGCGCTGACGTACTTCTGGGAGCGTTTCTTCGGAGGTATCAATGAAAACCAGCGCTAAGGTCAGGGATTTCATTAAAGGCTTTGAGCAGCTTCGCCTGAAGGCATACCCAGATCCCGGCACCGGCGGCGAGCCCTGGACAATTGGCTGGGGGCACACCAAGAACATTATGCGGGGCGACCGAATTACCCAGGAGCAGGCAGAAGCGTTTTTCTCCGAGGATTTGGCCGTGTTTGAGCTGACGGTCAACAGCGCGATTAAACGCTCGATGACGCAGAACCAGTTCGACGCGATGGTCTCGCTGGCGTTCAACATCGGCTGTTCTGCTTTTGCTGGCTCAATACTGGTGAAGAAATTCAACGCTGGTGACGTGCAAGGCGCGGCTGAAGAATTCCCCAAATGGCGAAACTCTGCAGGTAAGGTCATGCCTGGACTTGTGAAGCGTCGTGCGGCCGAATGTGAGATGTTTTTGTCATGAATACGGCATTTAGCCTTCGCACGATGGCGTTCGGCCTGTTGCTGCTGGCGCTAATTGTTGCTGGCAGGCTGGTAGATTACTACCACGACAATTACCTTCGCGCACTCGAGAAGCAAACGGAATATGCCAATTTGGCACAATCCAGCCTCGATGCAATCGCGACAATGCAGCGCCAGCAGCAGGAGGTCGCCTCCCTGGACGCCAAATACACCAGAGAGTTAAACAATGCAAAACGTGAAAATGATCGTCTTCGTGCTGATGTTGTCGCTGGTCACCGCCGGCTGCGCATCCAGGGTACCAGTGGTATGCCCAAAGCCACCGCCTCTTCCTGCGTGGGTGATGGAGCCTCCATCGAACTCAATCGAGGTGTTGGACAGACTGTTCTCGATATCCGTGCAGGAATGATTAATGACCAGCAAAAGTTGCGCTTCTTACAGGCGTACGTAAAAACACAATGCCATTAGCATGTTTTATTAATTCTACGCTGGGATTACTTCTGAGATGAAAAAAAAGCCCCTTCGGAGAAAGGGGCGAAGTATGTATAACTAGGGAAAACATCCGCAACGACTATACCAAAGTAGAGTGTTGATGATTTGATTTAAATCAATTCCAGGCTTTGATTGATTAGTGATTTTAATTAATTACGATATGTTATCGTGCTATTTATTTTTCATGTTTCCATTTGGGGCGCCGAATAGAACGGCATAGATTTTATCGAGGCCGGGTAGGTATGGACTGGCATACGGTTGTTTGCGTCGCCAGCGGTCCATCGTTGACTGCAGCGGATTGTGCGCTGGTGGAGGCATCAGGTTTGCCAGCGATCGCGGTCAACAACAGTTGGCGCCTGATCCCGGCATGTGCCGTCATTTATGCCGCTGATTGCTGCTGGTGGGAGTTATATCACGCAGAGATAACGTGTGGTGCCGATCGTTGGTGCAGCGACCCGTTCACCGCTGACCGGTTCAATTTGGCGCAGTTTGAGAGTCAGTTGCCAGGCAGTTTTAATTCTGGCCAACGTGCTATTGAGCTGGCCGTCTACCGCGGTGCCCGGCGGGTGTTGCTGGTGGGGTATGATTGTTCAATTCGCGACGGTGCTCACTGGCATGGGCCCCACACAGGCCTCGCCAATCCTGACGCCATGAGTGTAGCCCGTTGGCATGATGAGTTTCGCCAATTACGTGATTGGGCGGCAGGTGTCGAGATCGTTAACTGTTCGCGGCGTACTCGCTTGCAGTGTTTCCAGAGGCAGTCTCTTGAGGCTGCGCTCTCTTCAATTTAAAGGTTCTTATGTCGATAAAGCGAAACATCTACATCCGTGGGATGTATGGCCTGGGCGACAGCATCTACCAGCGGGCATTTGTTCGGCAATTCCCCGGGGCTTACATTCGCACCCCCTGGCCGGAGTTGTATGCGGATCTTGATGTGAAATTCGTCAAGTCCGACACGTTGCTGCGCACCCAGCGGAAAAACGAAGATCGTACCTGGTTGAGGTATGTGCCTGAACCGACGAAAGCCGAAGTTTTCTCGGTGTTCTATGGGGCCGACGAGCTGGCGCGAGGATCCATTGTCGATGCCATGACCCTGCAATTCTGCAAGGTGGCGTCCCAATTTGATTTGCCTTCGTATGGGCCGCCGCCGCTGATCAGTGATAAGCCCATCGCGGTTATTCGTCCTGCAACGGTTCGGCGTGAATGGACCAATCCTGCACGTAACCCTGACCCCAAATACATCAACGAGGCGGCAGCGCTGCTGAAAAAGCATTTTTATGTGGTCAGCTTGGCAGATCTGGAAGAGGGCGAAGAGTGGCTTGTGGCCGATGCGCCGGCGGCCGATCTACAGCTGCACGCCGGTGAGTTGTCTGTAACCCAGATACTGGCGTTGGTTGAGCATGCTGCCGTGGTGGTGTCTGGTGTGGGTTGGGCGCTTCCTGCCGCCATCTGCTACAAAACACCGGTTTTCATCATCCAGGGTGGCTGTGGTGGGCATAACGCGCCACATATTGTTACCGATCCGGAGATGGACCTTTCCCGCGTAGGTTGGGCGCAGCCTGATAATTACTGCATGTGTGGCCAGATGGACCATGCGTGCTCCAAACTCATTACCGGCTTTGGCAAATTATTTAAGGATTGGCTCAATGAAATCGTTCTATCAGCATCTTGAATCTGAGCTGGTGTATGTGCCAGCGCTGGGTATCGGTCGCTATCCGGTGCCAGTGAATCAGCGGCCGTATGACGCGGATTATTTTCACAAGTATCGGCAGTTGGCCGACACGCCCATGGGGCAAGCGCTGACGAAATCGCGCGTTGAGTTGGTGGAGCGCCATCACGGAGATGGAATGGTGCTCGATGTGGGGATCGGTGCTGGGCAGTTTGTGGCGGCGCGCCCTCAGACATGGGGGTATGACGTCAATCCGGTTGGCGTTCAATGGTTAAAGCTGCGCGGGTGCTGGGCAGATCTGTATACGGTTGACGCGTTTCCGGCGTTGACGTTCTGGGACAGCCTGGAGCATATCGACAAGCCCGAACTGGCGGTAGCAAAGGCTAAACAGTGGGTGTTTGTGTCCATCCCCATTTTTGCCAACGGTGATGCCATTATGGCTTCACATCACTATCGACCGAACGAGCATATTTTCTACTTCACGCATGATGGGCTGCTGCGGTGGTTTGCTGAGCAGGGATTTACCTGCGTTGAGAGTAATACGATTGAATCAGACCTTGGCCGCGTTGGCATTGGGTCTTATGCCTTCAAGAGGAAATGAATATGAAGACGAAAAGCAAAAAGAAAAAAGCCGCTGCATCGGCAAATGCAGCAGCTGGTATTAATTTCAGTGCAAAATTGTGGAACAAATCAATGAACGATGTAATCGAAATGTTTAATGCAGCAGGTTCTTAATTTGTTCTTCGACATGTTTTTGGTGCTCAGGGCTTGATGTGTCAATACCCTGAGCAATTTGATTCAACACCATCATTATTATTTTCTTATTTTGGACTTTGTCGTCCAAAAGCTCAGCAGTTTTACGATATGACTCAGCCATATCTTCCTTATTAATTCCCGCGTGCTGGGCAACCTTCATTGAGAGATGAACGATGGCTGCTTGCTGACCAGCGATTAAAGCGGCGATTAATTCCAGTTGTTCTTTGGTCACTGTATTTTCTCCTTAAGTTGATTACAGCGTACCCATATTAGCATCAATAACGGGGGGGATATGCCTGCAAGGATCCCAAAGGCATGCCGTAAACGCGGTTGCCGCAATACAACGACCGATCCCAGCGGATTCTGTAGTGAGCATCGAGGTGAAGGGTGGCGCAATTATAAGCCTGGTCAGAGTCGGCAACCGGCTTAACCCGGTAGAGGAATCGCCTATCGACCCCTTCGGTGCCGCCGGGCTAGCACACGAACTGGCCGATGAGAACATGTCGCCCATTGAGATAGTCCAGAATTACACCAACATGTCCGACCCGATGAAAGAGCTGGAGGCCGCTATCGAGTCTGGCCGGTTCCACCATGACGGCAACCCCATCATGGTCTGGTGCCTCAGCAACGTGATCGGTAAGTAACGGTATTGTGCTGGACAAGTCGAAACACAACCAGCTGTATCTGGCGATACAGAAGGCGATCACCGATCCGGGCTTTTTGAAAAAAGCGAATAACCTTTCCGATGTTGCCGATGTTACTGAGGCGCGTGGTAACCTTGGCCTTGGCACGGCAGCAACAAAAAATGTTGGTACAGATACGGGCAATGTGATGCCGGTTGGTGCATTTGGCCTAGGTGTGGGGTCTCAGCACAAAGGTGATGCCTACGGCACGATTGCCGAGTTTTTCCGAGTTAATAGCAGCAGCGCTAACCGACCCAGCAATAACACCTATGGCTGCGTAAGGCTTCCTATCGACGGTAGTCCTCAGGCGGGATATCTAGCGATTGGTGGTGACCAGACAGCATGGCTGGGGCTGTCGAATATGACACAGCCCAATGTGGTGAGGTGGGTGCGGATGTATACCACGATTTATAAGCCAACGGCTGCTGATGTTAATGCTGTTTCCAAAGCTGGCGACACCATGACGGGCCAATTAATTGCTCCCTCAGTGGCCACCACTCCAGAAGCGATGCCTAATGGGGCCGGTGCCTATGCCGACCAGTTGAGTTTGCAGGCTTCGTTCTTCCAGCCGAATTGGCAATGGCCGGTGAATGCCGGCGGTATATTCGTACCGATAGCCAAAGGAACATCGACTCGTAAGAATGTAGGCTACCCGACTGCGGTAAGCTACGGCTACCTGATGCCAGCCAACAACGAACATGCACACCCCACCATTCACGCCAAGGGCGATAGCAATGTGGATTGCGTATGGGACTTCAACCCCTATAACGGCAAAATCAGCAGCAAGGCAGGGACCTTCGTTACCGAAAGTTGGTGTCCATTCCCTGTGGGCTATGTGATGCTGCTGGGTAATAACACCGATCCGCGCGCAGTATATCCAGGTACGGATTGGCAGGATATTACCGGCACTTTTGACGGAAGGGTTCTCGCGTTGGGTTATGACCCGTTGGGTACCGGTGGTAGTAACAACGTAACTATCCGCGCCGAAAACTTACCAGACCACTCGCATAAGTCTGGATGGGGCGCACCTGGCGCGCCTTATGCCGACGACTTGAGAACAGGGACGGACAATACGGGGAATTATAACCGCTCAATGACCACTGAAACGTTTACAGATGGTTCTGGCTCAACCCACGTAACAAACTCTCCGATTAATGTCACCAACGCTTATGTGCATGTTCGTGGCTGGATGCGTATTGCTTGATGGTAGGGCCAGCGTTACCGTATTGTTGAGCCGCCATTAACCCAGAAAATGCACCGGATATTAACTGGCCGATTATGCCGCATTGAAGTAAAAATCCGCCTTCATAGAAGGCGGCATTGATTTCGCCCTGGAAGGGCGTACCAAAAACCTTAAAAAGAAGCCTATGCCAGTTCTGTGAGATTTAAATCCAAAGACAATAAGGCAGAGCCAAAACCCGTTGATGAACACGCACACAGGACGTGGTTTTCAGTTGGCAATAAAAAAACCGCGATATTCCGCGGGTGTAGATGGGTTTCCCTAGTATTGATGAACGATTATTCTCTATTCTTTAGAAGAATGGTTTTAATTTGTTAGTGAGTAGGCTTATTATTGCTTTTATTGGTAATGATGGTTTGCAATTTTCACAGTAACCTGGAACTCCGTTCTCCCAATCAGATTTATCAGCGATCCAGAGCCCGCACACTTTACAAAATGTCATATTCACAACGGGACCCTTACTGTTTTTGGTGTGCTTGACTGTATATTACAATAGCACTACATTTCAAATGGGTATTGACGATCGATTTGCGGGATATTGATCGCTGAAAACGATCGTTGATGTTTTTGTTAACAATTAGCACAGATTTTAACTGCGCTTATGTGTGATTGAGTGATAGTGAAGGATGAGCCGCATGGATAAATCGGCAGCAGAATTGTACGCATTGATTAAGAAATGTGATGGTCGTTCATACAGTCAGCTATGTGCCGAGACCTTGATAAGCAGTGCTCGAGTGTGTGTGTTGTTGAGGTTTATGGTGAAGGAGGGGATTCTATATCGTTCAGGTCTGACGGGGCAATTTCGGTATCATATATCAAAACCTTTGGCAGATAAGGCCGGATATAAACCCCAGGTTATGGGCGAATCACTCGAAAAAAGAGACATCGTAACCTCCTGCAAATCGTTGTCTGGCGTATATAAGTTCGAACAATTATTACGAAAGACTAAAGAAAATTGTGATAGGTAGGCTTGAAATAATGAGCGTTGTCCTTATTTGAATCTTGCTGCCCCGCGCCGGCCTCGTAGTGTTCAGTCGGATTGACATCGGTGGTGGGGCAGTATTTTCCTTATGATATTATTGGTTATCTCGGCGGAAGAGAGCCCATTCCTCAACGCGCTCACCAGATGGCAGAGTGCAATATCCAGTGGTCCCGCTATCTGATTCGACCATATCAAGTTTACCGCCTAATTGCTGACAGTAAACCGATGCGGGGTTTGCCATTCCAACACTCGGTGCTTCGGTTCCTGGCTTGTCATTTATTGAGCATGCGGCGAGGGTGGTAGCTGCGATAATTGTTGCGATTGCTTTCATATCATTTCTCCTTTAGATTTGAATGCGCAGAAAAAACCTTAAAAAAAACCCGGCCACGGCCGGGTATAAATTGAAGATGATGCTATGAAGTAGGTAAAAATACCCAATGAAAATCATGGCACATAAGACGAAGATTGCTCGTTTTTTTAGTCTGGGTGGCGGCGACTCCCCACCAATGCTCTCAACTAACGCCCATCAGCGGAGATATAACAGGGAGCCACCATTGTTTGGTTTATCCAGACAATCAGGCTCCAAGTGCAGTAAAAGCCATCCAAACCAATAATAACAATATTAACGCAATAGCTATCCATGCTGCATACTTTTCCAATGAAATATCCTTAAGTTTATCCTTTCCAAGGGGTTCTGTTTGGTTTACCGTCCGGTCGGCGCCGTTCTGACGGAAGCAATTCAACTGGGCACGGTGGAAAAAACGATGCCTCAAGGTTAATGCGGTGTATGCACCCCTCGAACGAATACCCTAAGCGATGATGCTCTTTTCCATTTTTGGCTGCGTCCAGCGCATCTAAAATTTCGGCTACAACGCCCTTTAGTGCCATAGGTCATAAACCACAAGATGGTAGCGAATTGTGCAATGATAACCGATGGTTCGAAAACGTCATACTGTGTATTTATCAGGTTTATCACATGCCAAGTTGAAACCAAACGTGTTTCCCGCCGAATTGCCTTTTCTACCTCAGTGGTTCACCTACGATTGCGCGTCTTGCATCGGCTGTGCGTAACCATTTAATTAATTTGACATTTTTACGTATTCCAATCTTGGCTAGTACAGTAAGCTTGGTGTTATATACCGTTTTTTCTTGTATGTTCATCAGCTTAGAGATTGACCGATAATCCATACTCAATGCCAAGTAGGTTAAAACCTCCTTTTCTCGATTGGTAAATATAATCAT